GGTGTACGGCGATGCAATGGTGTCCGGCGATGCAAGGGTGTACGGCGATGCAATGGTGTACGGCGATGCAATGGTGTCCGGCGATGCAAGGGTGTACGGCGATGCAGATTACACAACTATTCATGGATTTGGTACTCAATTCCGTACCACTACGTTTTTTAGATGCAAAGATAAAAAGGTCAGAGTTGCATGCGGATGCTTCTTTGGGACTATTCCAGAATTCCGTGAACAGGTTAAAAATACCAGAAAAGGGAAAATTGCAGAAGAATATCTAATGATTGCTGACCTTATGGAAAAACATTTTGAAAAATAAAGTGCTCCGAAGGAGAGCTGAACCCTCTCGCCTCGGAGCTGTAAACCACTAAACTAACCTTAGCGGATTACAGGATAATCATATCATTTCTTCCTGTATTTCGCAAGAGAACAGGAGGATTTTTTATGAAGAAAACCGAGGATAAAAAAGTGACAAATTTTGAAGAGTTCGAAACTTTCTATGCAGTCGAAGTTGTAAGAGAGGCAAAAAAGCAGACTCACAAATGGTTCTGCGCATGGATTGTAACCATGATTGCATTAATTTTTTCAAACGCTGCATGGATGTTTATCAAGTAAGAAAGGAGGAAAGACTGTGGCAATCAGATATACCACAGAGCAAAAGAAATACATCCTTTTAAAAGGCAATATTGCAAAAAGGATGGAGGCCGAGCGAGTAAGTGATGCACAGATGGCAGCAATTACCGGAATGGCAGAAAACACTTTCCGTAAAAAGCGAAATAAGCCAGAAACATTCACGTATCCGGAACTGCGGCATATTTTTATTCGATTGAACTTCCCTAACGAGGAAATATTGGAGGCTTTGACATGAAAGATTGGATAGACTCCATTCTGATTGGAGGGATAGCAACGTATCTTCCGTTCTGGACCTGGGACAACAGCCGTGACCAGATCATGGGAGCGTTGGGACTGATCGGAGCTGTGTACATAGCAAGGACGTGGAAAGAATGGACATGCTAGACATGCCAACTAAAAAAGGATCCTCAGAGCTGCAACTCAAATAAGGATCCAAGACAATATATCTCTTCTTCATTGTAGAAGGAAAGAAACCAAAAGTCAATACAAGGAGGAAATTATGAACGAAGAGAAAATCAGAGAAATATTTGATTTGTGTCTGAGAGTTTCAAGTGAAACAACGGCGCATGTGAATTTTGACTATACGGCGTGTGACGACATATCCAGAGTTTATATTTATGTATTTAATGATGCAGGGGAGATCGTAAAGCATTTTTCAGTGTGCCAGTTTTACGAGTTTCCGTCCGAAGCTGGAAGTTTTGAGGGTGCGAAGAAATACCTTTTGGAACTGCTTATCAACGGGAGGTGTCCGCTAAATGAATCTTGAGGAATTAAGGCTTCTTCCAAAATGGAATATGGTTTTGGCAGTAAATGTTCTTCTGGATGAGCTTAACAAGCGAGATACACCAATTGTTGATTGGGAGAATCCAGATATGTTTGTGGATCATCTCGAATATCACGCCGCTGATTCTATTCAGAACGGTAAGACGGTTCCGGGCATGGGAGATAAGTCAGACGCGATCTATTGTTTTTTCAAACAGTTAAAGGAGCCAGTCTATGAACGAAAGGATACAGGAAGTCTTGAGACTGATTGATGTTCAGCTTGCACTTGCTCCAGATAATCCAATAGAGGAGCAGTATAAGGCGAGAACATTGGCGAGTTACACGCAAGCGCTAAATGGGCTTTTAGCGGCTCAGAAATCATGTAAGGAGGGCAACAATGGGAAAATTTGAAATCCGTATTCCGGCGAGAAAGAAACAGCCTGCAACTGATAATGATAACCCGGTTGTGAAAGTATCATCGGAAGCATACAATGCACTGGTTGAAATCTATAACGAATCGACCTTATCAATGAAAGATATCGCAAGTTTGCTGATCGTTGAGGGCAGTAAGCATGTAGTTTATGACAAGGAGGAATGACAATGGCAACACCAGTATTGATTATTGGAAAATCTGGTTCTGGCAAGAGTACCAGTCTTAGAAACTGCCAGAATGAACACTGGAATCTTATTAGAATATTAAATAAACCGCTTCCGTTCAAAGGAAAGATTGACGGATGGTTTACAGATGATTACCAGCAGGTAATGAAGTGCCTGATCGCATCAAAAGCGGAGTCAATTGTAATTGATGATGCAGGTTATCTTATTACGAATCATTTCATGAAAGGACACGCTTCTGCTGGAAAAGGCAATGCAGTGTTTGCTCTGTACAATGATATTGGAGACTATTTCTGGAATCTTATCCAGTTCATTGTAACAAAAGTACCGCAGAATAAAATTGTTTACCTTATGATGCATGAAGAAAAAGATGATTCCGGGGAAGTAAAGCCTAAGACAATTGGTAAGCTTCTGGACGAAAAGGTTTGTATCGAGGGCATGTTTACTATCGTTCTTCGCTGTATTGAAGAGAGCGGAAAACACTTATTTGTCACTCAGTCCAGTCAGGGAGCGGTAAGCAAGTCCCCGATTGGGATGTTTGACAGTTTGACTATTGATAACGACCTTGCAGAGGTGGATAAGGTTATCAGAGATTATTATGAATTAGGAGGAGCAGACAATGCAGAAACCAAATAGCTATGATACAACACAGGCAGCAGGAGAATTTGAACCAATTAAGCTTGGTGGTCACAAAATGGTTATTAAGCAGGTGTCCGAACGTCAGTCCCAGGGCGGACTGAATATGATCGTTGTCCTGTTTGATTTCGCAGATGGAGACGAGCAGGCAGGTTATTTTATGAAGCAGTTTGAGAATGATATTCGCCCAGACAAGAAATACCCAAATGCAGGCACAAACTACATGGTTATTGACGAGAGTGTAGATTATGGTGTTCGTAATCTCAAAACATTCATTACATGTGTAGAAAAGTCAAATCCGGGATTTGCTGTTAAGTGGGGCGATAACTTCGGACAGCAGTTCAAAGGCAAGCTGATCGGTGGCATCTTCCGTCTGGAGAAAGACTGGTATGACAATAAAGAAGTGAAACGCCACAAGCTTGCATGGTTCCGCAGCGTGGAAGGAATCAAAGATGCAGATATTCCAGAAGAGCGTACCACAAAAGCCTATGACGATCATCTGAAAGAAAAAGCTATCATGGGAGCGAATCCGGCAGGTACGGACTTTATGAGTATTCCAGATGGAATTGATGAAGAACTTCCATTTAATTAAAAGGATGTGTTTTTAATGGTTATACAAGTGGACACAAGGGAACATAAATCAGAATGGGAACGGATTCAAAAGCAGTTTGATGACCTTGGAGTGCAGTATTTTCGCTCGAAATTGTATTGTGGAGATTATCAGTCATTAGACAATGCAAAGCTCTGTATTGATCGTAAAAAGGATTTACAGGAGTTATGTGGGAATGTCTGCCAGCAGCATGAAAGATTTAAAACGGAGCTTATCAGAGCGCGTGAAGCAGGTATTCAGCTGATTATTCTATGTGAACACGGGCCAGATATCAAAACAGTTGGTGATGTGTATTTTTGGGAGAATCCAAGAAAACACAAAGTCATCTGGAAGACGGTAAACGGTAAGAGAGTAAAGACTGTAATTTCCGATAAGGCTGTTGATGGCTGCCAGTTATATAAATCTCTATGCACGATCAGAGATAAATACGGTGTTCGATTTGAATTCTGTACAAAAGAAGAGACTGGACGGCGAATCGTGGAGTTGCTGACATGACGAAAGAAGAAATTAAGCAGCAGAACAGCATGAGAGATGTTCTTTTCAGATACGGAATGATTCCGAACAGAGCTGGCTTTATCAGTTGCCCATTTCATTCCGGTGACCGTACTGCTTCAATGAAAATTTACAAAGACAGCTACTATTGCTTCGGATGTGGCGCGACAGGAGACATATTTACATTCGTTCAGAGCATGGATAATTGCGATTTTAAGACAGCTTTTAACTTACTCGGAGGAACTTACCAAAAGCCAAATTTCTCATCCAGAATGGCAATATATCACCATCAGAAACAGATGGAAATGCGGCAGAAGGAAGAACAGAAGAAAAAGGTTGAGCTGCAAGAATGCTTGTCCGATATAGATTTCTACAGGGCTATCCTTGACAGGGCGAAACCATTGTCTGACGGATGGTGTGAAGTATGGAACAGGTTGCAACTTGCACTATATCACCATGGATTCATAACAGGACTGGAAGAAGGTGATTAAAAATGGAAATGATAAGCAAGCTCACGAAGGACTCTATTCTGGATGAAGAAGTATTTGACGAGATATTCAGTCAGGAAGACGAGATATATAAGGCGCGTCTTACACTGACACTTCTGGACAGAGCCAAGGAGCTTGGCGTAAAGAAAAAATTTGAGGATTTGCTGAAAGCTTACACAAAAGTACAGAAGCAGATGATCGAGAAAGAGAAAAGTAATAGGACGTTGTCTATGCTGGACCAGTGGACTAATTTCTCTGATTGCGAATACGACAGAATGAAGTGCCTTAACTGGGTAGCAGATGATGATGGGATCAGAATATCAAATACGAATCCAGGATCACCGGACATCATAGCTTGTTATCATCCTATACTTCCAATAGAGAGAATGAAGAATCTGGAGACCGGAGAAGAACAGATAAAGCTAATCTATAAGAGGAATAATAAGTGGTCAGAGGTTATTGTTCCAAAAACCATGGTTGCGTCAGCGAGCAAAATTGTTGGTTTATCCGCGCTTGGTATTTCAGTGACTTCTGAGAATGCGAAGTTCCTTGTCCGGTATCTGTCAGACGTAGAGAATGCCAATGACGATTATATCAATATTCAATATTCATCAAGTAAAATCGGGTGGATCAGGGATTATTTTCTTCCCTATGACAAGGATATTGTGTTCGATGGAGACATGAGGTTCCGACAACTGTATGAAAGTATCAGTGTAGGCGGCAGCAGAACAGAATGGTATGAACATGTAAAAAAGGTTCGTGCTACTGGAAGAATAGAGCCGAAAATCATGCTGGCCGCAAGCTTCGCCAGTATTCTGATCAAACTGGTCGGTGCCCTTCCATTTTTTGTAGACCTCTGGGGAGAAACCGAGGGTGGTAAGACTGTAACACTTATGCTAGGAGCTTCTGTCTGGGCGAACCCTGGCGAATCCAGATACATAGGAGATTTTAAAACAACCGATGTGGCCCTTGAAGCAAAGTCTGATATGCTCAACAACTTACCGTTGATCCTGGACGATACTTCCAAAGTATCGGCTAAAATCCGGGATAATTTCGAAGGAATTGTATATGACCTGTGTTCTGGAAAAGGAAAGAGCCGTTCCAACAAGGAACTTGGTGTTAACCGGGAGAATCGCTGGCAGAATTGTATCCTTACTAACGGTGAACGTCCACTGGCCGGGTATGTCAGCCAGGGTGGAGCGATCAACCGAATTATTGAGATTGAGTGTTCTGAAAAGATATTTGATGATCCGCAGCTTACCGCAGATACCCTTAAGAAGAACTACGGGTACGCAGGAATTGATTTTGTAAATGTAGTTAAGGAAATGTCCATTGACGATATAAAAGCCATGCAGAAGCATTTTCAGAGCCTTATACAGGATGATGATAAAATGCAGAAGCAGAGTATATCAATGAGCATTATCTTGGCAGCAGATAAAATCGCAACAGATCACCTGTTCCATGATGGCCAGTACATTGACATTGAGACAGCTAAGAATCTTCTGACAGAGAAAGAAATGGTATCTGAAAACGAACGCGCTTACTGGTTCGTGCTTGATAAGATTGCTATGAACGGAATTAAGTTCGATGATAACCCGGATGTTAAGACAGAAAGATGGGGAGTTATTGACAATGATCCGGCAGAGAAGACGTCAACCGCAATAATCTATAGCGCAGCGTTTGATGATTTATGCAAAATCGGAAGATTCTCCAGGAAAGCATTTTTGTCATGGGCTGTTAAGAAGGGGCTTGTGGAAACCGACAGCAGAGGTTATCCGACCAAAGCAAAGAAACTGGATGGAATTGTTACCAAATGTGTGTTTTTGAAAATTGTAGATGAAATTCCGAAAGGATTCGTGAATTGTAATGATGATTTTGAGATTACAGACGATATTGTATTTGATTGATAAACAATTCGTCCAAAAGGTAACCGGGTAACCTAGGTAACCTTTGATTCTGCATATATATATTTGAGTATTTATATGCACATATTGAGTATAAAAGTTTCCCTATATGAGAAAGTCAGGGTTACTCGGTTACTCGGTTACCTACCAGTAAAATCAAGGGTTTGCGGATTTTCGCTCGGTTACTTCTCGGTTAACGAAGGTTACTCATAAAGAAGGTGAATAATGAAAGTAGAAGCTAAAGATATTCCGGTCATGCATAAGTTCATGCCAGAGTTCTGGAAGGCGATAAAAGAATTTTACGATGTTAAAAATGATGATGAATATTTTGATGCATTACATAAAAAAATCGAGGATTTATATGAAATCTATCCAGACAGTTTGGCAAGGTATCTGTCTTTGGCCTTTTACAAATGGGCTGCAGATGCGTCAAAGGGGAAATGCAAAGTATGAATGAGGTGATAGAAATGCCATATAACACAGCAAGAAAGTACTATGAGGGTATCCAGACAAGGAAAGACATATATCTATACATCATAAGATACTTGAAAGAACATAATTATCCGCCAAGCATTCCAGAAATCGCAGCAGGTCTGAGCATATCTAGCCATACCGTGCAGAATCATTTCGGCGAATTACTGGAAAGTGGTTTACTTGCGACAGACAACCCCGGTACGCCACGAGCGTATCGAGTGACAGGATATAAGTTCAGAAAGGTGAAGGAAAAATGAGTAGCAAGTTAAAAGTCAAGAAAAAGACCAGATTTCCTGTTCAGACTTCTAATCAGGCAGCTCAGGCGTTCGGGCGTTCAATGCAGATCTGTTATAGACAAATAAAAGACGTAGAGCAGCAAGCCTACGAGGATGGATTCACTGTTGGTGAAGATTGGAGCAATACGATCAACACTGTTACAACCATGATGGCTCTGAGACGTTTATATGGCTTTTCTACGAAACGTTTACTTGATGTGATAAGAACTGCCAATGAGTACGTTGAAATGGCAAATGAGGGAAAAATGAGCGTTCTGAACATGATGCAGGACATTGAGGAGAACACAGATGTAAGATTTGACGAGATGAATAAAAATCTGGTTAAGAAGATGGGAGTTTAAAATGAAATTTATAGATTTTTTCGCAGGAATCGGAGGATTTCGCAGGGGAATGGAATTAGCGGGGCATGAATGCGTTGGTTTTTGCGAATTCGATAAATTTGCTACTGCGAGTTACATCTCAATGCACTTACTGACAGATGAGCAGCGAAAGGCATTGAAAGATATTCCTATCAAGAAAAGACAGAAAGAAATATTAAAGGAGGAATACAGAAATGGAGAATGGTACGCAAATGACATTAGAAGAGTGTATGCCGGAGACATTCCAAAAGCCGACTGCTGGTGCTTCGGATTCCCTTGCCAAGACATATCCGTTGCAGGAAAGCAAGCCGGATTTCAAGGAAATCGTTCAAGCCTGTTTTTCAGAGTTATGTACCTTGTCGGACAGCTCAAAGAAGAAGATAAACCCACTTACCTTTTCATTGAGAACGTTAAAAATCTGCTTAGTGTTAATGGAGGATGGGATTTCGCCAGACTGCTCATTGAAATGGATAGGGCAGGGTATGATGCAGAATGGCAAGTGCTCAACTCCAAAGATTTTGGAGTGCCACAAAACCGGGAAAGATGTTTTATTATCGGACATCTTAGAAGCAGAAGTACCGCAAAAATATTTCCTGTCGAAAGAGCAGACAGAGAAAATAGTATTCAAATAATTGGACACAGGAACGGATATAAAAGAAATACGCAGGTATTCGTACAAGATGGAATTACAGAAGCATTAAGCACCTGTCAAGGCGAAGAAAGGGGACACCACACTGCCTTACCATGTTTCATAGATTTATGTTACCAGGGATCGCAAATGACGGACACTGCAAGATGCTTAAAAGCAAGATACTACAAAGGCGTAGCGAACCACGCCGGACAGGATAGTGGAATTGCAATAAAAGTCATAGGAGAAGTTAATTCGTCACAAGATGGGAAAGTGCTTGGAATTGATGGAATCGCAAAATGCCATTCGGCAGGACATAACAACAATCCGAAGATAGCACTTCCGGTTCTGACACCGGATCGAGTAGAAAAGCGTCAGAATGGGAGAAGATTCAAAGACAATGGCGAGCCAATGTTTACACTTACAAGAGCAGATATACATGGCGTAGCGATTGAACCTACTGGATTTAATTGTATGCCAGATGGAACATGCAGAACATTGAAAAATCAATACCAGAAAAACAGTGGAGTAAATTTCGCTTGCCAAACAGACAGAGGTGCTACGGCTGTTGCTGTTAAGTTCAAAAACATTACAGCAAGCACAATCAGGAAAGTTGCTCCTAGAAATAAAGTTTCGATACTTAGAGGACAATCGCAAGAAAATAATTTAGATATTTGCGTAAAGGTAGCAGAAGCAACAAAACAAGGATATTCAGAGTGCAGAGTTGGTGTCGATGCTGTGAATTTATCAGTTCGAGGTAGTAAGACAAGAAGAGGAAGAGTTGGGAAAGAGATTGCAAACACACTAGACACAAGCTGCAATCAAGGGATATTTGTTCAAGTGTCGGAAGAATTGGTTGTATATGCAGTCTGGTATGAAAAATATCAGTGTTACATAGCAATCCGGAAGCTGACACCGAAAGAATGTTTTCGGCTGCAAGGTTGGTCGGATGATTATTTTAAAAAGGCTCAGTTTGTTAATTCTGACAGCCAGTTATACAAACAGGCAGGAAACGGCGTAACAGTGACAGTTATAGAAACTATAGCAAGAAAAATGAACGTAAATCTAAATTGATAGCATGTCAGTTGCTTACATGGGGAAAGTGAGGATGAAAAATGAAATTTAAAAGTAACGCCAAGTATGACGAAGAACCTAAAACTGGAAGTATTTTTGCCTTGAAATACAATTCTTTAAGAATCGTTATTCACAAATACGTCGGCTGTGGAGATACGCTGTTTCTCAACTGTAGTACATTGGGTATTTACAACTACGATCTCAGAACAGAGGATTTTGAGGAAGCTGTCAGTAAAGCAAAAGAAATTATCATGCGTGAAGTTAAGAAAATCAGAGAGGATTCATACATATTCTATTCAGACAACAATATTGAATTTGACAGATATTAGGAGGACGCAATGACAGAGCAGGAAAAGAAAGAACTTCTGGATGAACTTGAAAAACGTATGGATGAAAAATACAAAGGGTGTCTTACCAGAGAAGATGTCGGAACCACACTAAAAGCGCCGAGAGAAAAGTGGTTCAGAGACGAGAATGGAAATGGAAGATATTCTCTGATGGCAGATGCTTTTGATTCCACCATTATTTCATGGCAGGTCTGGGAAACAATCAGAAAGTTGACTTGTGTTATCTGCGGTAAGCAGTATGTTAGACAGCTTGCAAATGTAGAGAATGCGGATGAGATTGCAGAGAAACTTTGCCAGTTTGTTTATGATTTGAAGATGGATTTTAAGAAACAGGAGGGTACGGAATGAGAAAGTACACAATAAATCTTCCAAGAGGACTGGAAGTGGATATTTCTAATTTGCCAGAGGACTTCAAAGAACAGATCGAGCAGGCGTTCAGAGAGTATACATCTGGAACAGCAAAAGCGTATATGTACGTTGACAAGTTGGGATTCATTGACCGTTGCGTGGAATATTTAAACGGTAACGAGGATTCAGATGATGTTGTAAATACACTGGTTGAAGAAGCAATGATTTCTGAATGGAGAAACAATGGAGAAATCATCAAGGAAGATGATATATACTGTATTGATTTTATGGAAGATTGCTACAGAAAAGGCAATGAAGATGCAAAACTAAACTCACATTTTAGAACTGACGATCATCATATTTACGACCAGATTCAGAAAGTTCTGGTGCAGGTAATTACAATTGTAATGAATTATGAGGATAAGGAGGACGCAAAATGTTAATCAGAAGTCAGAATAAGGAAGTTTTAGCTACACTTGAACTTTTATTCGATATCGAAGTTTCGGGTGGAGTAATAAGTGCAAGAAGAGATATGAGTTGGTGCTGCTTGCTCGGAGAATATTCCACAAAAGAAAAAGCCATGAAGGTACTGGATATGATCCAGGAAGCCTATGGAGATTCGGAATACACAAAATATGTAATTCCAGAAGTATGTAGGATATTAAGTATGAAGCAAAAAACGGAAGAAAACAAAGCACATGCAGGAGAACTTGGAGAAATGCTCAAAAAAGGAATGACGTTCCAGATGCCAGAGGATAGCGAGGTGGAAGCATGAAATATAAGTGCGTAAAGGCGTTCATGTTAGATAGCTATGACGATGATGGGTTTTACATTGAAAATTGTATAGAAATTAAGGTTGGCGAAACCTATGAAGTTGGAAATGAAAATTTTATCGGCGGAGACATTCGTCTTAACGGCATAAATACAAACAAGTGGATTGAGATATCTCAAGAAATGTTGGATGAGTATTTTACAGAGGTGGTTGTATGAGCAGAGTACGAACCAGATTAGAACAATACAAAACTGAGATAGAAAATAAATCACAGTATAAGCATGGGCTTCCAGGGAGTGCGCTGGATATTGTGAATACTCTTCTGAATGATTTTGAACAGGACGAGAAAGAAAACGGGTGGATTCCAGTCAGTGAGAAATTACCGGAAGATGAAAGAGAGTATCTTGTAACTCTTGAAAAGGTATATGGAACACCTGAAATATTCATGGGAATTGCGAGTTATTTAAAATTTGGGAATGATGGATACTGGAACGAAAAGAAATATGGGTATCTTGAATGGGATAAATATTCAGATGGGCATGGAGGAACAACGATGTATAAAGTTATTGCCTGGAAGCCGCTTCCAAAACCATATGAGGAGGGCTAAATGGGATATTGTAAATTAGACTGCCCAGACGGTGAAACAGAGTGCTGCATTTGCTGTGAGAAACAGGATTCCTGCCAGTGCAGATGTGATGATATGGACAGTTATGAATATGCAGAGGAATGCGAAGATTATATCAAGGAGGAAGAAGCATGATTACATTCTTATTAGGATTCGCCCTTGGAATCATAGTCGGAGTGGTCGGTCTTGTATGCGTAGCGATCATGTACGATAAACACCACTCAGACAAATAGAAAGGAGAATGGTATGTTGACAAGGAACAAAAAGCTGAAAGACTACGGTATTCCGGCAGAGGACATAGAGAAACTGAATACGATGCTGAAAGACTTCCCGGCAGAGTACGGATACCTGCTTTCCAGTGCTGCCTTGTCAGCTTGCCCGAAAAACACGGTGATAGCGGATATGGTTATTGAGAATATCTTACACCGGAAAAGCTACAGGAAAATCAGCAAAGAAAGATATATCCCGATGAACCCGAAAGACTTCTACGGATACAGACGCAAGACCGTCGCTGTACTGTATGAGAGGATGCGGTTGTTGGGAGTGTGGGAGGAAAAATAAATGAAAGAATATAAATGTCCAAAGTGCAATAGTAAAAACCTTTTTGTCAAGAAAGTTGGGAATAATACGGGATTGTATTGCGGGGATTGCGGTGCATGGATTAAATGGGTCGGAAAAAATGAGCTGAGAATATTTGAATATTTAAACAGACAGAAATACGTAGACGATGCTAATAGTAAACAAGACGATATTGCAAACATCATTTATAGCACTCTCAATCATATGTATTGCGATAATTGCAGATTCAATAGCGAAATTAAAGAAAGTGATAGTGATGAATGGAACTGTGATGAATGCCACAGAAAATATAATGGATGGGGAGTTTCCATGCAGGAAAGTAATAAAATTGCAAAAGAAATTTTAAAACAGTTAGGAGAATAGGATATGAGCCGATTGATTGATGCAGACGAATTAATTAAATATATCAAAATTTGGGAAATTGGCACAAGTATTAGCTCTGACCAGAAAGAGTTTATTGATTGTGTTAATGAACAGTGGACAGCTTTTGATGCGGATAAGGCTATTAGCGAATTGGAAAGAGATAAATTCATTGAATCAGAATGTATTTTATCTGATGTGCATCAAGGATACAATGCTGGACTGAGCAGGGCAATCGAAATCGTGAAAGGCGGTGGAGTTGAATGAGAGAAATTTTTTTCAAGGCAAAGCAGATTGATAATGGTGAATGGATAGAAGGAAGCCTCATAGATTTAGACATTGACAGCGGATATTGTTATATTGTTCAGCCGTATAAAAAAGCGAGTATATTGCCAATCATCTTTTTAATAACAGACAGAATGAAATTGGTTGATCCAGAAACCCTCTGCCAGTTCACAGGACTTTGCGACAAGAACGGGAAGAGAATTTGGGAAAATGACATCCTGATGTGCCGTGAAAACTCAGAAGATCTTGTAAAAGTGGCATTTGGAGAATTTGGTGTAAGAAATATTGAAACCGGATCTATAGTAGATAAAGTTGTCGGATGGCATTATGAGATTATTCCGACAGATGCAATCAGCGGATGCGAACCTTTCTGCTGGTCGATGCCGCTGACAGAAGATTATATCGACAGGTGCGAAATGGAAGTAGTTGGAAACATTTTCGACAATCCAGAGTTGTTACAGGAGGAACACAAATGAGTAAATCAGTATTAGTGATTGATACACCAGGGAAATGCGATTCGTGCATGTATATTGGTACATTCCATTCTTTCTGCAAAATAAATTGCAAAGATATTAAGGACGTAAGTACTAAGCCAGATTGGTGTCCGCTTATGGACTTGCCAGAGAAAGACGATGGAGATTATCCATCCAATACATTTGATGCTGGCTTTGTAGAGGGCTGGAACCAGTGTATTGATGAAATTACAGGAGGCGAATGATGCATAGCAATGAATATAAACGAAACTGTGAAAAAGTGTAATGTTTGTGGCAAATGGGAAACCACAGCGTATGAACCGGATTATCCGATACTTAATGATAGCTGTTTTAGATATCCAAAAGAAATTTTTGTTTGCGAAGAATGTGCGAAAAAGCGCGAAGAAAAGAATATATTTTTGTGAGGTGAAGTAGATGGAGAGATTAACAGAAAGATATGATATTGCACCAGACGGAGAATCAGATGTTTGGGTTAAACAGCACGATTACATTTCAGCGGCGCGAAAACTTTGCGATTATGAAGACTTAGAAGAACAGGGCTTGCTTGTGAGATTGCCGGTTAAAATCGGTGACGATATTTATAAGATTCCAAGCAAAGTGAATTACGATTTAAATGTTCTGAATGGATATAAAGCAAATAACAGAGTATATCATCAAAAAGTTTACAACATTGTATTTTCACAAAGTGGTTGGTTTGTACGGTGTGATAAAGACAGCATTTATACCCCAAACGTTATTTGTGTTGACGTAGAATACGGGAAAACATGGTTCCTCACTCGTGAAGAAGCTGTGAATAAGTTGGAGGAGATGAAGAATGGCTGAATATGTTAAAAAGTCAGATATAATAAAAATCATGGAAAATAATTCTCACATGATAGAGGTATTTGGAGTTAAGAAGAAAATGATTGACGGATTCGCAATGTGTTGTGATTTCGCAGATCTGGAAACTGTCAGTATTGAGGAGGACGATAAGGATGATTAATATGAAACCAGAAGAAGCAAAAGACATATTATCCGATATGAGAGACCAGCATTTATGTTTCCTTGAAAGTTCTGAAAACAAAGATGAATGGCAGAAAAAATATCTCAAGGAAGCATGGGCGTGTGATTCCGGAGCAAAAGCATTGGAAAAGCAGATTCCATGCAAACCTGAAGAATATGTTCCAGATTTTCCGTACAATATATTTTCCACTCAAAAATGTGCGAAATGCGGAACACCTGTTATTGGTAAAAAAATAAGCAAGTACTGTTCTGAATGCGGGCAGAAAATTGACTGGGGAGAGGAGTGATTAAATGGATTTTAATACAGCAATGGCGAAATCAGTAGCATGGGCCAGTACATCATTTGCCTTAATAGCGGCACTCAGTTATACAAAAGAACCATTATGCTTAATGGCATTAGTTCTTCCGCTGTTTGTTGGATTACTTGCACATTAATGAGAAGGAGTTGATAATCATGTTGGACAATCCTACACTTGAAATTGACAGAGAAAAGAACGAAGTTACGATAAAATGTAATGGGGATACTATAAAGTTCAAAGATGATAATGTGGAAGTGACCAGGGCGAGCAAAAAACATGATGTTTAAGTCACCAGACATAACCCCGCAACTCGCCATATCAGCATTCACAGTACTACATCAATATTGCAGCTCAATCAGTCCACATGACTGCATCAGATGCGCATTTTACGAACATTGCCCGGAGTGTTTCATGGGGTGCCCGGGAGATCAGGGCGAGACGATCAGAAAATTACAAAGCAATGAATAAAATTAGAGAGTCGGTATTTACCGGCTCTTTTTATTGCAAAATTCCTCAAACATGTACCACAACTTTTCCGCCAACCTATGATAGAATATACTCAGAAGTGTTACTATGGGGTTTTATAGCTTAATTCAGAAAGGATATGATTGGATGTTGATAGGATGGCAAATGATCAGAATTTAAATAATGGGGCGGCCACACAGTTTCGAAGCGGCGAGGAAGCGGCGAGGAACGGAAAAAAAGGCGGTATTGCATCTGGATATTCTAGGAGACAAAAAAAAGCCCTTTCTGATTATGTGAAAATTATAGCTGAAAGTCCTGCATCAAGTACTGCAAAAAAGAAACTTGCAAAAATGGGGATTGCTGACGAAGACGCGAATAACATGGCAGTCGTAGCAACTTCTCTGTATAAAAAAGCGGCAGATGGAAATATACAGGCTATCGAAAAATGGGAGCAGTTAACAGCAGCTTCAAAAGACGATGATGAAAAATACGAACTTCCTGCCAGAGTGCTCGGCAAGGCATTTGTGGACATTAACCGGCAAATCAAGCCTAATATCGAATATGTATTCGAGGGCGGTCGAGGTGGTTTGAAATCTTCATTCGTAGCTTTTAAAATTGTTGAACTTATCAAGAATAATCCTCAGATGCACGCCTGTATTACAAGACAGGTGGCCGGTACTCTGAAAGATTCTGTATATGCCAATATGAAGTGGGCTATAAACGAACTTGGGCTGATGGAAGAATTTGAATGCAAGGTGTCGCCGCTTGAGATCAAGTATATTAAGACAGGACAGACAATATACTTCCGTGGTCTGGACGATGAAACCAAACTGAAATCCATTAAGCCGGAGTTTGGCTACATTGGAATCCTCTGGAAAGAGGAAAAAGATCAAATGAAGGGAGATGCCCAGGAACGTTCTGTTAATCAGTCAGTGCTTCGTGGTGGTGATGAATCCTATGATTTTTCATCATATAACCCACCGAAGTCAAAATCAAACTGGGTAAACAGGATTAAGCTCATACCTAACCCGAAAAGAGTTATTCATCATTCGAGTTATCTGGAAGCCCCGGCGGAGTGGCTCGGACAGAAGTTCATTGACGATGCAGCACATCTGAAAGAAATCAATCCAGAAGCCTATGAGCATGAATACCTTGGCGTTCCAAATGGTGACGGCGGAAACGTATTTGAATATCTGGAGATTAGAGATATTACAGATGAAGAGATCAGTCGTATGGATCGTATTTTCGCTGGCGTAGATTATGGATGGTACCCGGATGCCTTCTGCTATCTCCGAACTTATTACGATTCTGCTAGAGAGAAAATATATCTAATTGACGAGCTATATGTAAATAAATGGAGCAACTCCAAGACCGCTGATTGGATCAAGAAAAAAGGCTATGACGATTATACGATGATATGTGATTCTGCGGAGCCTAAATCCGTGAATGACTTCCGAGACGCCGGACTCCCTGCCAGAGGAGCAATCAAAGGACCAGGAAGTATCGAGTATGGTTTCAAATTCTTACAGACAAAGACACTTGTCATTGACCCGAAGCGGACACCGAACGCATACAAGGAAATTACGGAATATGAGTATGACAGGGACAAAGAGGGAAATGTAATAAGTGGTTATCCTGACGGAGATGATCATGCAATCTCGGCACTTAGATATGCTTATGAGCCGTTGTTTAACAGGAGAGGTTACAGTGCATAATGGGACTTATAACAACACTAAAAAGGTGGTTTAACATGATATTCAAAAAACAAGCCGAAGAGGACTTTAATATCCAGGCGGCAGAGTTCCCAGAGATGGAATCGTTGATTAATAAATGTGCAAACATATATCGAGGCGTTCCATACTGGTTAGATGATAAAAATAACATCAAGACGATTAATTTTGCTAAATCCGTCTGCTCCGAGACTGCCAGACTTGCAACATTGGCGATCGGTATTCAGATTGACGGCTCTGCAAGGGCGGCATGGTTACAGGAGCAGATCGATAAAGTATATTTCCAGATACGTCACTGGGTAGAATACGGCTGTGCTTATGGAACGGTATTTATCAAACCAAACGGTGAGAGCCTTGACGTATTCACTCCGGCAGATGTGATGATTGTGGATTACGATAATCAGGAAATCAAAGGGATTATATTTAAGGACTCTTATACTGTTGGTAGAAAATACTACACAAGGCTCGAATATCACAGGTTTGTTGAGACAACAGTGGACGGAGTGACAACCTATCCGTATTATGTTTCTAACAGAGCCTATGTATCAAAATCTCCTCAAAGCATCGGAGACAAGATTGACCTTAAACAGACAAAGTGGGCTGACCTAATGGCAGATACGCCGCCGATACTCAAGGCAAACGGCGAGAAACTGGACGGACCTTTGTACGGAGTACTGCGGACACCACAGGCGAATAACGTGGATATCAGTACACCGCTTGGATTGCCGATATTTGCAGAAGCAATTGAGGAATTAAAGGATTTAGACATTGCATACAGCCGAAACGCAAAAGAAATCCTTGATTCTAAGCGGACTGTTCTGGCAGATGACAGATTGTTGATGCCGAGTGGTTCACCTGTCTCCGCTATGACACCACAGGCAATGGAACATAGATGCTTAGAAATGAGTTTACCAGATTATGTGAAAAACGTATTCGGACAGGACGAGAAAGAGTTCTATCAGGAAATCAATCCGATTCTCAATACAGATACCCGTATAGCCGGCATAAATGCCCTTTTAAGCCAGTTAGGATATAAGATTGGATTCTCTAACGGGTACTTTGTTTTTAACGAATCTAGCGGTATTCAGACAGCTACGGGAGTAGAAGCGGAACAGCAGAGGACAGTGCAGTTCATTAAAGACGTTCGAGACAAACTGGAATCCTGTCTGGATGAAGTTATTTACGCATTGAATGTCTACGCTGACTTGTACGGACTTGCACCGGTTGGGGCTTATGAAGTCAATTATGATTTCGGAGACATCCTATATGTGCGTGAAAACGACCGTGCAAGATGGTGGCAGTATGTGACCACTGGCAAAGTTCCGGCATGGTTGTATTTCGTGAAATTCGAGGGAATGACCGAGGAAGAAGCTAAAGCAATAGTCAAAGAAGCTCAGCCAGACGAGCCAACACTATTTGGAGAGGAGTAAAAAAATGGCCGATACATTCAAGGGAATAATCACAGCAGACGGAAAGAAGAGACAGTTGCCTTATAGAAATGTTATCGAAACGCCCGTGTCTGATGAAACATTGTCCATACAGGGAGCATTTGCCGACTCCAAAGCCGTAGGCGACAAATTCAAAGAAGTAAAGACAGAAACTGATTCACTAAAGGAAGATTTAGTTAAATATAATTGTTCTGAATTGTTATATTCAGACGCAATATATAAAAGTGGAACATCTCAAGGAATAGCTTACACATGGAATGCTGATAAAACAATATGTGAAATAAAAGGAACATCAACAGGATATTCAGCAACTAATAATATTTTTTACAATGCTAGTGGTTTGCCTAAAAATCTAAATGTTGGAAAAAAATATTATGCCAAGTTTGGCTCAAGTGATTTAAAAATTGCATTACAAGTTGGATTTTTCAAAGATGGCGCGACAAGTAATGCTGAAACAAATTTATACACTAACGACTTCATACTTGATATTCCCAGTAATTGTACAGGTATGTATATCAGATATGAAGTTTCTAACGGTCTTGAAGCAAACGGTAGTATCACAAACGTTAGAATTTTTAAAAACAACAACTCGCATTCTCTAAGTGGACCCACTACTATTGTGAAAACAACAAGCACTGATACCAATATAGCAGGTAGATCGTTTTCATTAATTCCTAAAAAATACAATAGAAAACCAATTCTCACAATTATTGACGATGATGGAAGAAATTCATTTTATACAGTTTATAAGTCTTTAATTCAAAAGGGGTATCCTATCGTATGTTGTATAGACCCTGTAAACTGGACAGGGAAGACTGACCGATTTATGTCATGGGAACAAGTTCATGAACTTGAAGAAATTGGGTGTGAATTTATAGTTCATGGCGCTTATCCATTTATGATTGGTGATAATCAACATTATAAAACAGCAGACGAATTAAGATTGTATTTTGAAGAAGCACAAGCTGAATTTAAAAAGCAAAAACTTTCTGACTGGGATTTAGCTGTTTATCCACAGAGTGACCATACTCATGAAACAAGACTTATTCTTTCTGAATACTTTAGAGGTGCTTTTGCTAGTAAAGAACATGACGATATTTATTACAGCACACCACCTATTTCACAGTACAGAATTGCGAGATGGTTCTTTAACTATGATGATTTATCAAGTGGGCTTGAAACAGCCAAGTTACAGATTGATGGTGCTATCGCAAATAATGGTTGGTTTGTTATTTGCACTCATTCAGAAATGTTTGATACAGATGGAAAAGCAATTCAAACACTTGAGTCTATCATAAACTATGCAGAACAAAATGGTATGAGCATTGTTAATGCTAGAGATGGTATGGATATGTTCTCAAATCTTTTACAAATTGGTGATTTTAGTAACACAGGAAGTAATTATAACTATCCTTGCAGAGTTATTGGATGCGATGGTACTGAATTTATTAGTCCACAGTTTGAGAACAATAATATTAGTATTTCAGATGGGGAAAACACCATACAAAAGATAGCTAATATCTCTAATATTGGAAACGGATTTTGTGTTGTAACGATAGATGCAGGTATTAGTGGATTGAAAGCTGTATCAACTTTACTAAAAATTACAGGATTGAAGAGTAAACCTATTATTCAGAGTTTTCCAGCAGTCATAAGAATTAATGCGAACAAGTACAAAAATGTTGTTGCTGTTAGAAATGGAAATGATATTTTATTCAAAGAATCAAATGGGGATAATATGTTGATTTCATCTTCTGATATGACTACATATACAAGCATTGAACTAAGCTACATAGCACAAATGCGTTAGCTAGTTAAAGAGGGCTTTAGTTAACCATCAAAAAACTAAAACATGTACCACGACTTTTGATGAAAGAGGTGATATAGTATGCTTAGTCCTGAATATTTACGCCGGATAACAGAGGGCAGCGAACAAATTGCCGAAGAGCTGCATCAGTATATCATCTCTGAAATTGTGTCGAGAATGATGGCAAGAATTGGCAGAGGTGAGGATTATATTCTGACCAATGCCGATGCGTGGAGAATCAGAACACTACAGGAATCTGGTGAGCTGCTAGAGGACATTCTGGCAGAATTATCCAGATACACCAAACGCGAACAGCAGGAACTCCTTGAAGCGTTTGAAGATGCCGGTATCACTGCGATGAACTACGATGACAAGATATACAAGGCGGCAGGATTAAGCCCTGTACCGCTCGAACAGTCACCAGCTATGATAAGACTCATGGAGCGAAATATGCTTGCGACTATGGGAGAGTGGAAGAACTTCACAAGAACAACTGCAAGTGCCGCTCAGAAACTCTATATTGAGCAGTGTGACCTTGCATACAATCATGTGATGACTGGAGCAATTGGGTATACGCAAGCCATCAAAGAGGCGGTTAATAACGTTGTGAGTGATGGTGTTACGGTCACATATCCATCTGGCAGAAAAGACACGATCGAAACATCAGTCGCACGTTCTGTCAGAACTGGAGTGGCTCAGGCTACTGGAGATATATCCCTCAAACGCATGGAAGAAATGGACTGGGATTTAGTTCTAGTCAGTGCCCACATGGGAGCCAGAACGGGCGATGGCGGCGAGAATCCGGGTAATCACTCATGGTGGCAAGGCAAGATATACTCTCGTTCTGGCAAGAGTAAGAAATTTCCACCGTTCTCATTGACCGGATATGGAACGGCAAGCGGACTATTAGGTGTAAACTGTCGACATAGCTTTGGAGCCAGTGACGGAGAATTTAATCCTTATGCGGAATTGTCAGCGCAGGATAAAGCCAACAAAGGTAAACAATACGAAAAAGAACAGCGGCAACGCACTTATGAGCGAAGAATCCGCAAGACGAAGCGTGAAGTTCTCGGAATGCAAGCGGCGGTTGATAACTGCAAAGACGAACAGGCAAAATTCGCATTACAGCAAGACTTTGACCGGAAATCTTATCTTTTGCAGAAACAAAATGCTGCATACAAGGCTTACTGCAAGCAGAACGACCTGAGGGAACTGAAAGACCGGCTCATGATCGCTAAGTGGAATCGTCAGAACGCCGCAAAAGCCAGAGGAGCGGCAAAGAGATATAAAACAGCAAAGGGGATTGACTGATGGATAGATGGGAATATTACAATCCGAATCCTGCTGGGAATCGAGTTGGAGATTGTGCTGTCCGGGCAATATGTAAAGCAACCGGCCTTGACTGGGAAACGGTATTCGCCGGATTAATGATACAGGCATGTGCTCTGTCAGATATGCCGAGTGCAAATTATGTCTGGGGAGCGTACCTCTATAAACGTGGGTACAGACGCAAACTGATTGAGCAATCAGAACGGTATATCTATACAGTCAACGACTTTTGTGCAGACCATCCGACAGGTACGTATATCCTCTGCATAGATGGTCATGTGGTGACGGTACAGAACGGCAAATATTACGATACATGGGATAGTGGCAATGAGATCCCGGTATACTACTGGGAAAAGGAGTAGCTAAATGAGCATATCAGAATTTGTACAGATTTTCCTCTCGTTTTGCGGAGGGGTGTCCATTGTCGGAGGGGCAGCGGCTGTAATCTTTAAGTGGATTACTCCGGCATTTCGACTCAACAAGCGAGTAGAGACACTGGAAGAACATGATAGGCGAGATTATGAAAGTCTTCGGAGGATTGCAGAGCGTGATTCATTAATTCTGGAAGTGTTGTCGACCATGCTGGACAGTCAGATCAGCGGCAACAATGTCGAGGAGTTAAAAAAAACAAAGCAGAAGCTCACGGAGTATCTTGCACAGAATCAGCGTTAGATTTGATAAGGGGTATGCTCATGAAATTATATGTGTTCACTAAGAAAGATATAGACAGATTCTTGATAGAGTGTAATTTTACACCGGACGAAGAAAGGCTGTTCCGGCTGAGATGTAAGGAACACACTCTTGAGTACTGCGCTGAGGAAATGAACGTGAGCATATCCACGGCAAAACGATTAAGCCGGAGGGTGAACAATAAAATAATTAAAGTATGCTGATACTTTTCAGATACTTATATGGGTCTTAGACGAACTGTCTAAGGCTCTTTTTTTATGTAAAAATAGTCATAGAAAGTCATAGAATAAGTCATAGAATAAGTCATAGGAGGTGTACGAGATGGCATTATATAACAATCCTTATCAATATAGTTTTGGCGTTCCGGGGCAGATGAACCAATTTCAGCAACAGCCTGTCCAGATGCCAGCTCAACCAGTACAGCAACCCCAGCAGAATAGCAATGGTATCCTGTGGGTATCTGGAGAAGTAGGTGCAAAATCCTATCTGGTAGCACCCGGAACAAGTGTTTTACTGATGGATTCAGAGAGTGAAAAGTTCTACATAAAATCCACAGACGTATCCGGTATGCCACAGCCGTTACGGACGTTTGAGTACCATGAAGTAGGCTCTCAGATGCCACCTAAACAGCCTGTTCAGAACATGGACAGTAAATACGTCACCAGACAGGAATACGATGATTTAAAATCCAAATGCGAAGCTATTATAAACCGATTAAATTCATTTTCTGAACCTGTTAGGGCTAATACCGTGCAGGAGTCAGCAATCAAGGGAGGAAATACAGATGAGTAATCCATTATTTAACGCACTTGGCGGTGGGATGCCGCAGGGAAATGGGCCAATGCAGATGATACAGCAGTTTATGCAGTTTAAACAGAATTTCAAGGGAGATCCGAAAGCAGAAGTCGAGAAAATGTTGCAGTCTGGAAAGATTTCTCAACAGCAGCTCAATCAAGTTCAACAGATGGCAGGGCAGTTTCAAAACCTGCTGAAGAATATGAGATAGTACATTACAATCTGGCCAGATTGATGTAAATACACAAAAAGGAGATTATATTATGGATGGAAATTTAACAGCATCAGACGTTGCTCTTTTGACAGGAAACAACAGAAATGATGGAATGTTTGGCGGAGATGGCGCATGGTGGCTTATCGTGCTTTTCTTATTCGTATTTTGCGGATGGGGAAACAACGGATGGGGCAATAATGGAAACGGCGGCGGATATGTAGCCACAGCAGCTACTCAGGCAGATATTCAGAGAGGATTCGACAACTCCGCTGTGATTAGCAAACTTGACGGAATCAACAATGGTCTCTGTGATGGCTTCTATGCCATGAATAATGGTATGCTTACCGGATTTAATGGAATCAACACAAACATCATGCAGACTGGCTTCGGCATCCAGCAGGCTATTAACGCTGACACTGTAGCAAATATGCAGAATACCAATGCACTCCAGGCACAGCTTGCAAACTGCTGCTGCGAAACCAGAGAAGCAATTCAGGGCGTAAACTACAATATGGCGCAGAACACCTGTGCATTACAGAACACCATGAACAGCAACACAAGAGACATTATCGACAGCCAGAATGCAGGGACAAGAGCCATTCTTGATTATCTTTGCAATGAAAAGATTTCTAATCTGCAGGCTGAAAACAATGATCTCAGACGTGCCGCTTCTCAGGATCGCCAGTCTGCATTGCTTACAACTGCAATGGCTTCACAGACACAGCAGCTTATTAATGCGATTAATCCGGCACCGATTCCGGCATATCAGGTTCCTAACCCGAACACATATTACGGATGCGGATGTAACACTGGATGCAATTGCTGATAACTTCATATCGAGAGTATCTTTCGATTGAATTCGGATGTCGGCTTATGCCGTATTACACAGAAGGGCAGGCTGAGACCTGTCCTTTTGTGATATGAAAGGAGTATTTTTATGGCAGAATTTACAAATGTAGCTGCTCAGACTGTAGCAGCAAATGGAAACGTAGTATTTTCAAACACAGCAGTTAAAGGTTCTAACTGTATTCAGCACAGAGAGGGAAGCGGAATTATTACGCTGAGAGGACTGACTAATCAGTGCAAAGCGAGATTCTTCGTGGATTTTTCTGGTAATATCGCAATTCCAACAGGCGGTACTGTCGGAGCTATTTCTCTGGCTATTGCAATCTCTGGCGAACCAGTATTATCTTCTCAGATGATTTCCACACCGGCAGCAGTAGACCAGTACAACAATGTGTCCTCTGGCATCTATATTGATGTACCTCGCGGATGTTGCGTTAATATCGCAGTAGAGAATACTAGCGATCAGGCAATTTCTGTTGCGAACGCAAATATTGTTGTGACCAGAGAAGCGTAGGAGGTGTGATTATGAGAGATATCAAGGATTTATGCGCAAGGATAGAAGACGAACTGTCCAAAATTGCTGACAGTGGACTGACCACTGGAAATCTGGAAATGACATACAAACTGATTGATATGTACAAGGATATCAAGAATACGTATTATTGGGACAAAAAAGTGGAATATTACAACGCTGTCCTTGATGAAATGCGTAGCGGATACAATGACGATTACAGCGAACGTGGAAGAAAGCGCGACAGCATGGGGAGATACAGCGCAAATGATGGCAGAATGATGCCGGATTACGATCGGGGCAGTTCTTATGCCAGACGTGGGGAACATTACGTCAGAGGGCATTACAGCCGTTCTGATGGACGGGATGCTTATGACGATTACATGACGCAGAAGCAAAGCTATCGTTCCGGCAAGTCTGAAGACTGCAAGAGGAAGATGCTCGCCGCTCTGGAAGAACATCTTGACGAGCTTACAACAGAAATGAGCGATATGTCCAAGGATGCAGAGTGCCGGGAAGAACGTGATCTTGTCAAGAGATACGTGGAAAAGCTCCGGGATATGCTCTAATTAGCTAAAACATGTACCACAACTTTTTGGATACTTTGTGGTAAAATATATTCATAGGGAAGATTCGTAAGTGGTTGACGCCACTTGACATAGACATTTTTTTTCATTGATTCCTCCTTTCACGGGTGCGTGTCCTTAACAGAAACAGATTCGGGCGGAATCTGGAGGTTGAAAAGCGGATGCAATTTCCGACACGTACCATCGCTGTCTATGCGATCATGTAGACAGTACGCACCTCCTTGTAAAAGGTAAATGGGCGGATGGATGCCCGAAATAACTCGTGGCAGGCATGACACGTTAAACACCTTGCTAACCCGGGAATCCGGGTTAATGGAATGTAGCTCAGTGGTAGAGCAACGTATAAGCTAGCGTCGCAGGTTCGATTCCTGCCATTCCACTTGTCTGGAGCCTGAAAGTTTGGCGTGGGAATAGCGCAGGGCGGCGCATGGGAATGTAATTCCGAGTTCCGGACATGTTTGCTGCCTATCGGATTGTAAAGTGGTCTCCCTTAAAGTAGGCAATAAGTGAACGTGCTGAAATGGTTCTTCCAGATATGTACATCGCAGGATGGAGAAGTGGAATCTCGCAAGGCTCATATCCTTGAGAACGGCGGTTCAAATCCGTCTCCTGCAATTAATCTGCTTAAAGTTACGCTATCTGTATACAGGTGGTCTATGACTTGGGTGGATTACAACATCATGATGCTGATTAGGTTATGTCTTATCCTGTTGACTGGTGTCCAGTCCGAAAAGGCACTTCAATGTGGCTTCGCCAAGTGGTAAGGCACCGGGCTTTGACCCCGGGAGAGGAACACTCATTCATTGGTTCGAATCCAATAGCCACAGTTACCCTGCCAGTGGTCTAACTGGCTTAATCCATTTACCTGCGGCGGCAGGTCAATAAACACGACCAGGAGGATGTATATGCAGAAACTTATTGACACATTAAAATCATTTGGAATTGAGATCCCAGAGGACAAACAGGCAGATGTGAAAAAGGCGCTCTCCGAGCATTATAAAAATGCCAAAGAAGTAGCGAAAACTCTGTCGAAAGTCGAAGGTGAACGTGATGACTGGAAAGAACGTGCTGAGACAGCAGAGGAGACCTTAAAAGGTTTTGACGGCATCGACCCGGCGAACATTCAGACAGAGCTTGCTGAATGGAAGAAGAAAGCCGAGGATGCAGAAAAGGAATTCAATGCGAAGATCTATGACCGCGATTTTTCAGACGCACTTAAAACAGCACTTGATGATGTTAAATTTTCCAGTGAGGCTGCAAAGAAGTCTGTTATGGCAGACATCAAAGAAGCCGGATTGAAGCTGAAAGACGGTAAAATCCTTGGACTGAACGACTTGATCGAACAGATGAAGCAGTCTGACGCGTCTGCTTTTGTGGATGAATCTCAGCAGCAGGCTCAGCAGAACCAGGCAAGATTTACCACTCACGTTGTACAGCAGCAGACACCGGGAAGTATGACAAAGAAAGATATCGAAGCAATCAAAGACCCGTCTGAGAGACAGGCTGCAATTGCTCAGAATATCCAGTTATTCCAGTGATTTTTTACACCGACTATACGTTAGAGTATAGCCGCTAACCCAATACCTTAACAATTATGGGTAGAAAGGATTTTTTATGCCAGCAAAAACAAATCTTATTATGACTAATGATATTCATGTCACAGCACGTGAGATTGACTTTGTTACCAGATTCGAAAGAAACTGGCAGCACTTACGTGATATTCTGGGTATCATGAGACCTATCAAAAAGCAGCCGGGTGCTGTACTCAAGTCCAAATACGCAGAGGGTACTTTACAGAGCGGAAAAGTTGGTGAGGGTGAGGAAATCCCTTACAGCAAATTCGTTGTAAAAGAAAAGGACTATGCGGAAATGACTATCGAGAAGTACGCAAAGGCTGTGTCTATCGAAGCAATCAAGGATCACGGTTACGAGAACGCTGTTCAGATGACCGATGATGAATTCCTTTTCCAGCTTCAGACTGATGTTACCGGCAGATTCTATGATTATCTGAAAACCGGTACACTTACTTCCACAGAAACAACATTCCAGATGGCCCTGGCAATGGCTAAAGGCCGTGTAGAGAACAAATTCAAGCAGATGCACAGAAATGTGACTGGCGTTGTTGGATTTGTGAATATTCTTGACGTATATGAATACCTCGGAGCAGCTGAGATCACTATTCAGAACCAGTTCGGATTCCAGTACATGAAAGATTTTATGGGCTTCAATACAATCTTCCTGTTATCCGACAGCGAAATCCCGAGAGGAACAGTTATCGCTACCCCTGTTGAGAATATCGTTCTGTACTATGTTGACCCGAACGAATCCGATTTCGCAAGAGCAGGACTCGTATACACTGTATCTGGCGAAACAAACCTGATCGGATTCCACACACAAGGTAATTATCACACAGCAGTATCCGAAGCATTCGCAATCATGGGACTTACTCTTTTTGCGGAGTACATTGACGCAATCGCAGTAATCACCATTGATGAGACACCAACACTTGGCACTCTGACAGTAAATTCCGTGGCTGGGACAGAGAGCGGTGATACAAAAATCACTGTAAATCCGGCTAAGGAAAATGCTGGCAATGTATATAAATACAAAGTTGCGACAGACGCAGTAACTGTTGGATATGGACAGAACCTCAGAAACTGGAGTACTTGGGATGGAAAAGCCGATATCACAGCAACAACCGGACAGAAGATCACAGTGGTTGAGTGTGATGGAACGTACAAGGCACTGAATGCCGGAAGTGCAAGCGTAACAGCAAAATCATAAACGTAGGAGGTAGCTGGCATGGCTTATGCAGATTATGATTTTTATACAACTTCATACTTCGGTTCGGTCGTGCCAGAAGCTGACTTTGATCGTCTGGCAGCCAGAGCCAGCGATTTTATTGATACATTGACATTTGATAATTTGGTGGACGGACTGCCAGCTGATAAGCGTTCACAGAAACGTATTAAAAAGGCGGTCTGTTCACTGGCTGAATTAATGTATCAGATTGAGCTTGCTGAGAAGAATGCTACCAATGCCGCTGTGAGCGGTACGTCAACCGCAATCGGGTCTGGTGGTAGCACGACAGGCATTGTAACATCTGTATCATCTGGCAGTGAATCCATCTCTTACGCAACACCTCAGCAGATTGGAGTAAGTGCAAAGGAATGGAGTGCGGTGTATGCCGCCGCTGGGGACGTACAGAAAACGAACGACTTACTTCTTAAGACAGCTTTGCCACTTCTGATGGGAGTAAGGACGGACGATGGGATACCGATTCTATATGCGGGGGTGTGAATATGAAATGCAGACAATGCGGGAAAGAACTTAAACCACATTGGAGTACAGATATTTGCCTTGAGTGCTCAAGAGAAAATATGAAAAAGATATTTAGAGAAAACCCCGAAGTGAAACAGGCATTCCGTGAAACTATTGAAGAACTTAAAAAGCCTGAAAGCATTGCGAAAATGGCTAAAAATACTGCCGGTTTTATGAGTGCTATTCAGGCATTAAGGAGTGATAAATAATGGACATTTCAACATTAGGCTCATGTATCGCAATCGTTATGATTTGCTACATCGTAGGAATGGGCTGCAAAGCATCAAAAAGAATCTCTGATGAATGGATTCCAGTAATCATGGCGGTTATTGGCGGGATTCTTGGAGCAGTCGGAATGGGAATTATCCCGGATTTCCCGGCAACAGATTATATCACGGCGGTTGCAGTCGGTATGTTCAACGGATTGTCAGCAACTGGCGTGAATCAGGTTATTAAGCAGACAGTACAGAAAGAATAATTAAGGAGAGGGTATCATGTACGAAAAAACTTTGACGATTTTCAATTATTATGAGAGTCCGACAACAAGAGATGCGTACTGGTATCCTCATGTACTATCTGGCGCTGACCTTATTACGGACAAAGGAGCAATCCTTAAAAAGTACGGACCAGACGCAACTGACAACGCACAGTTACACATCCGATATACCGCCCAGAATGGCGATATAACCATTATTGACAATGATGGCAAGATTCTCCCATATGTACCGCCTAAGGAGTGGAAAAGGCAGATTAACAACGCTCTGGAAGACACTATCACATTCTCAGATGAATCGTTCTTCTGGGAGGGTGAGTGGACTGGTGGAACGATAACTGACAGTGATTACCGAAATGGATTCTATCAGTACATGAACGAGAACAGGGATAATGTGTTTAAGATTACCAGTGTAGGCGGTCCATATACACTGATTCCACACTTTGAAATTCTAGGTAAGTAATATGAGCAAGATTCATCATTTCAAAGGATTCTCCGTAGTTGATGGAGATATGAAAATTAAACTGAATATGGATAGATTCTCCAGACAGTATCAAGAAGCTCAGTATCTACTTGATGGAATGGTTATGGATAGTATGGTACCGTTTATGCCGATGATTACAGGGGACTTTATCAATCGAACAAGAGTTGAGAGTACATCCTTGCAAGGAACTGGGAAAGTGTGTGCGGCGGCGGCTCCTTATGGGCGTTTTCTGTACGAAGAAAAAGGAATGGTTGATGAAGCAACTGGAAGTCCCTACGCAAGACGTGGAGCAAAGAAAGTTCTCGTTAGTCAGTTTTCTGGTCAGACAGCCGCAAAAGAAAATCTTGAATATACCAAACAGGCTCACCCACGGGCGCAGGCAAAGTGGTTTGATGCCGCAAAACGACAATACGGAAACACATGGATTCGCAAAGTAAAAGCACAGGCAGGAGGTGGCAGACATGGCAGATAAGCCTATCGGAAAAGATGCAACTGGATATGAGATTATGACAGATGCCATGAAAGCACTTCTGAACCAGTATCCGGGACTGTATGAAAATGAAACAATCAAATTTGAGGAACTCGGCAAAGAATCCGGAATTGCGTTCTCAGCGGACAACGGGGCCTTGATTTATTCGGAAAAAGAAGATGTTTGTGGAGTAATGCACCAAATTTGTCAGTACCCATTTTATGTAGTGTACCGAACAGCATCCGACAAGGAACGGCAGAAGTTATCTGTTCAGAAGTTCCTGGATAATCTCGGTAAATGGATATGCCGAGAACCAGTTATTATAAACGGCTCTGAGACGCGCTTAAATGCTTTTCCAGAGCTTTCACAGGGGCGAGTGATAAAACGTATCACCCGTGATAACTCCTATGGTTTAGAACCGCAGGAGAGTGGCGTACAGGACTGGTTATTGCCATTATCGGTACGCTACGAAAACACTTATGAAGCAATATAGCGAGTAACAACCGGCTATCAGTTGGAGATAGTCGCTAACCTACACAGCCTTTTAAAAGTTATAGGCAGAAAGGACATTTCTATGGCAGTTACAGGCAAGATTGACCGTAAATATATGGCTCATTACATTGACGCAGGTTCCCTCTGCGGAGGGCTGACGCCGAAATATGAGCGTCTTGGAAAGGATCTGGAAGAGTACAACATCGAACTCAACCCGGATACCGAAACATCTAAAAACATTCTTGGAGAATCCACATTCAAACACAATGGCTATGAAGTTTCTTCTGACGCTGATCCGTTCTATGCAGACACTACTTCTGATCTGTTCGGAGCATTACAGAAGATTGTGGACGGACGCCTCAAAGACGATAATCTCAAGACAAAAGCAGTTGAAGTCCATCTCTGGACAGAAGCCACAGCAGGCAAGTATGAAGCGTATCAGCAGGATTGCTACGTTGTGCCGACCTCCTACGGCGGTGATACATCTGGTTATCAAATTCCATTTACCGTGAACTATGTCGGAGAACGTGTAAAAGGAAAGTTTGATGTTTCCGCCGGAACATTTGCAGCTGACAGCGAATAAGCACATACACAAGGAGGATATGCTAAATGGCAAAAGTAATTAATACCAAAATTGATGATGGAATTTTTACATTCACGTTTACCAACAACGAAGACGAAGTTTTTTCTTCTTTCAAGCTTAACCCGACTGATATCAATGTAGCAGCACGTGCGGAGGAACTGGGAGAGTACTTTGACCAGCTTAAAAATTCTATTCAAAAAGTCACATCTGGTAAGGAAGTGGCAGAACTGAACAAACAGATCGAAGACAAAATCAACTATCTGCTCGGATATGAAGCATCAAAAGACCTGTTCAAGGAGCCGATCACAGCGACTACTGTATTCGGCAATGGTCAGGTATTCGCCTACATCGTACTTGACAAGATCGCAGAAGCAATCGCACCGGAAATCGAAAAGAGAAAAAAGAAAATGCAGACGGCAGTCAATAAGTACGTGGAGAAATATACAAAATGACCGCCTATGAGCTACCCACCTCACTAAATATCAGTGGGGTGGATTTTTCTATCAGAACGGATTTTCACGCGATTATTGATATTCTCATAGCTATGAATGATCCAGAACTGGACGAGCAGGCGAAAGCAGTTGTTATGTTACAGATTCTGTTTGAGGACTGGCAAAGCATACCGGCTGAGTGTCTGGATGAAGCTTGTCAGAAAGCATCAGAGTTCATCGACTGCGGGCAGTCTGACGATAATCCAAACCGTCCAAAGCCCCGTTTGATGGATTGGGAACAGGATGGAGACATGATTGTTCCGGCGGTAAACAAGGTTGCCGGTAAAGAAATCAGAGCAGTGCCTTATATGCACTGGTGGACGTTTTTTGGATACTTTATGGAATCTGGCGAATGTCTTTTTAATACCGTAGTTGGAATTCGTTCAAAAAAGGCAAAGGGCGAAAAGCTCGATAAATGGGAAAAGAAATTCTATCAGGAAAATAAGAACATTATTGATATAAAAACACGTCTCAGCGAAGAGGAGCAAGCGTACAAGGATGCGCTGAATGAGATGTTAAACCTCAAATAGTTAGGAGGTGAATGTATGGCTGCTGATGGCTCAGTCATTATTGATACCAGAATGGATACAACTGGTGTCCAGAATGGTGTCTCAGCTATAAAACAGTCATTTAACGGCCTTGGAAGTGCTGTAAAAAAAATCGGTCTGCTGATTGGTGGGGCTTTTGCAGTTGGTAAGTTAGTACAGTTCGGCAAAGAGTGCGTGGAACTCGGCTCTGACCTTGCGGAAGTACAGAACGTGGTCGATGTTACATTTACAACCATGTCTGACAAAGTAAATGAATTCGCAAAGAACGCCATGACTTCTGCCGGATTATCTGAAACTATGGCAAAAAGGTATGTCGGCACGTTCGGAGCAATGTCTAAGTCGTTCGGATTTTCAGAATCACAGGCTTACGACATGTCAACGGCCCTGACACAGCTGACTGGTGATGTGGCATCATTCTACAACATCAGTCAGGACTTGGCTTATATCAAACTGAAATCAGTGTTTACGGGTGAAACGGAAACATTAAAAGATTTGGGCGTGGTAATGACCCAGTCGGCACTTGACCAATATGCACTTGCTAATGGATATGGCAAGACCACATCGGCAATGACTGAACAGGAGAAAGTTGCCCTCCGCTTTGCTTTTGTGCAGGAACAGTTATCAGCCGCATCTGGTGACTTCATTCGTACTTCTGACAGCTGGGCGAACCAGGTGCGAGTGATGCAGTTGCAGTTGCAGTCCCTCAAGGCAACAGTCGGACAGGGGCTGATTAATATTTTTACACCTGTTCTGAAAGTAATCAATATTCTTCTCGGTAAACTGGCGACTCTGGCAAACGCATTTAAGTCATTCACGGAGCTTATTACTGGCAAGAAATCTTCTGGTCAAACGAGCGGAAGTGGAGCGGGCCTTGCCGGAACAGACGCGATCGCAGATACAGCGGACCAGTATGGACAGGCGGCAGATAATGCAAAGAAACTGGCGGATGCCACTAACGACAATGCAAAAGCAACAAAAAAAGCGAATAAGGAAACAAAAAACTATCTTTCGTCACTTGATGAAGTTCACAAAGTCACATCTACTGGCAGCAATTCATCTTCCACACCATCTTCATCTGGTGGAAGTGGTGGAGCAGGTAACAGTGGCCTTCCGAGTTCAGTTGGTAATGTGGACTACGGAAATCTCGCAGAAGGTGAAACCGCGCTTGATAAAATTAGCGATTCCGCAAAGAAACTTGCTGACCTGCTCAAGAAACTCTGGAAACCATTCCAGGACGCATGGAAAAAAGAAGGTAAGAATACCATTAATGCAGCAAAAGTCGCACTTGATGGACTCAAAAAGCTCGCTGTAAGTGTAGGTAAAAGCCTTGTAGAGGTCTGGACAAACGGCACAGGCACAACGATACTTACAACCATGCTGAGGATTGCTCAGAACGTTCTTAAAACTATCGGGAATATTGCATCCGGTTTTGCGGATGCGTGGAATAAGAACAATGTTGGAACACAGATCATCCAGAACATTGCAGATGCCCTTGTGGTAGTTATGCAGTTTGTTGAGAGGATTGCAGAGGATACAGCGGCATGGGCGGCGAACCTTAATTTCTATCCTCTACTGGAATCTATCAGTAATCTGACCAGTACATTTGCACCAATTCTGGAATCTATCGGAAACGTTCTTGAATGGATTTACAACAATATTGTCCTCCCAATGCTGAAATGGCTGATTGAAACAGGAATTCCGACAGTGATCAATCTGGTATCGGATTTGGCTGGATTCTTTGCGGATCATCAATCAATTATTGAAGCATTCGGTGCAGCTCTAATCGGAGCGTTCGCGGCGGCGAAAATTGCAGGGCTAGCGTCAAGAATAGCAGGAAGTATAACGACAGTAGCGAGTTTTATAAAAGGCCTTATTGCACTTATGACTGGTTCTAGCGGCATTATGGGAGGAATTAAAGCTATTGCAACGGCTATCGGACCGGGCGGAATTTTTATAGCAGCAATAACGGCTTGCATTGCAATTGGCGTATTACTGTACAAAAACTGGGACAAGATTAAAGAAGTTGCGGGGGAAGTATGGGATTGGATTAAAAATAAAACATCAACATTTGTCAACGCTATAAGCTCTAGTCTTAAGAATCTCGCATCTAAAATTGTGACGATTTGGGATAATGTCAAATCCAGCGCATATCAAAAATGGACTGCAATTTGGTCAACAGTAGGAAATCTTGTTGAAAAAATTAAAGATGGAATTGTAAAAAAATTTACAGCTGCAAAAGACAAAGTTGTCGATATTTTTGGAAGTATAAAAACCTCTATAACGAATGTATTAAACAAGGTAATTGGTATCGTAAACCGTGCGATCGGAACTGTAAACTCAGCTATTGGCGGCATCGAATCCGCGTTTTCTTTTGGACCGTGGGAAGTGCCTACTCCATTTGGTAAGAAAACAATCGGATTCAGTGCTACATTTCCGCGAGTTCCAACTATTCCATATCTTGCAAAAGGTGCCGTTATTCCTCCAAGATCAGAATTCCTCGCTGTGTTAGGAGATCAGAAACAAGGAAACAACATCGAGGCACCAGAAGCTCTGATCAGAAAGATTGTTCGGGAAGAATCTGGAAGCAGTTCCGGTGGAGATTATCGCTTTACCGCTCAAATTAATCGCAGAACAATCTTTGATGAAATTATTGATGAAGCAAAATTAAGACGCAGCACAAGCGGAAGAAATCCGTTTGAACTGGCATAGGAGGTGAGCGCATGGCGTCTATATTATTGAGCAAATCTATAACAGACAAATATAAAATAAATGGCAAGCGCATGCCTCAGCCAGATAAGGATATGGCGTGCAATTTTGAAACAACTTACTCTGAAGGAAGCAACCGCACACAATTCGGAAAAGCCATATTGGTTCCATTGTTTACAGTTATTCAGTATAGCTATGAGGCTAGCAACGTACCAGTAGGCGAAGCAGAAGAGTTGATAAATGCGATAATACATGGGGAACCTTTTAATTTGTACCACTATTCCATCAGGCACCATGATTGGCGCACAGAATCATTCTATGTTGGAAAAGGAACGTTTTCCCTGGCTTGTGTGGCACCTGGTGAAGAATACTATTCCAAGATATCTTGTAACATGCAGGGGGTGAATCCACTTGATTAATGTATCAGACGCATTTAAGCAAAAACTACAGGACGGAAAGAAAGTCTGGCAGGAAGTGGAAATCACTTTCCCTGACGGAACTGTAAAAACCGTAAAAGATGAAATTATGGGTGAAAACTGCACCTTTTCTGATTGCGCTGAAAGTAGCAGCTTTCCAATTGGTTGTGTTGTGTGTAAGTCCATGACGCTTGAGTTAGACAACTCTCAGGATCAATGGAAGAATTATTATTTTTATCAAGCGAAAGTCCATTCATACCTCAAAATGCAGATTGACGCCGATACTATTGAGGCCATCGACAAAGGTACATATACGATCACGGCGCCGGAGCAGTACGGTGAAACGCTTAATTTTACGGCTCTTGATGATATGTATAAAGTGAATGCGGCTTATACATCTAATCTGACTCTTCCACAGTCGGTAGAGGCCCTTGTTAGAGATGCGTGCGAAACTCTTGACATTCCATTTGGCGGAACAATGCAGCATGGTAATCTGATTATATCAGAGATTCCAGAGAATATGACATTTCGCCAGTTATTCGGATGGGCGGCGATGCTCGAAACTGCGAATGCTCGCCTAGACAATAAAGGATACTTGCATTTCATCAAATGGGATTTTTCCAATGTGCAAGAAGATTGCAACGCAGTAGTGGACGCTGATGGAAATGTAACATTTAAAGGCGGCGCAAATATTGACTCAGAGAATTTTGTCAGCCCAACAGGGAACTGGACAATTGACAATGATGGATTCTTGACACTGATTGAATCAGCTACTGATGCATCTGAAAAGCTCAAAGACTTTTTTACAAGTCCAACTGTTTCCAGTGACGATATTATAATTACTGGAATCAAGCTAAAAAATAGAGAAAATGAAGTCATGTACGGAAGTACAGGATATGTTATTGAATTGGAGAATGATCTTGTAAACGATGTCGATTTGGACACTGTGGCTGCTCAAATCGGTGATTCCATAATTGGAGCTAAATTCCGTAACATGTCGGGAGAACTTGCGTATAATCCGCTCATTGAGTTCGGGGATATGGCATATACTTACGACCGTAGATGGAATAGATACATAACTCCACTGACAGATGTTTCCTGTTTCGTTAATGGAAAGACTACTGTAAAAACTCAAGCCGACGACCCTATCAGAGGGCAGAGCAAGTTCCAGTCAGAATCCACTAAGGCAATCGTAGAGGCAAGACGACTTGTTAAAAAAGAACAATCAGCTAGAGAAAAAGCAGTAAAGAAATTAGAAGAAACCTTAAAAAATTCTTCTGGATTATATGAAACATCAGTCGCACAGGAAGATGGCAGTACTATTACATATCTGCATGACAAGCCTACACTTGCAGAATCAAAAAATGTAATTAAATTCACAGCAGAAGCCATTGGCGTATCCAATGATGGTGGCAAAACATATCCTTACGGTTTCTTTCTGACAGGCGATTTGATAGCAAAAATTCTGTACGCACATGGTATCAATGCTGATTATATTGACACAGGCGCACTGACTGTCAGAGATAGTGATGGAAACATAATCTTCCAGGTTGATATGGACACCAAAAAATTAATCATCAGTGGTGATAATGTTGTAATTGGTGGTAGTTCTTTGCCGGATAAACTGACAAAAATGGACAACAATATTGCATCTGCCAAGAATATGACATTCCAGCTGTCGAACGATATGCAGACGATCACATCTGACGCAGACGGAAACATTCCGGTATTTCCAACAGTGACAACTACAGCGAAAGTTATGTACGGCTCGTCAGATATCACAAATGATTGTAGCTATACCATTACAAAATCAGACAGTGTAACCGGCTCTTGGGATGTAGATACGCATACTTACACTGTCACAGGCTTGAGTGCAGACAATGGATGGGTGGATATTAAGGCAACGTACCTGATTAATCTTTCTATAACGAAGAGATTTACGATTTCCAAGCAGAAATCAGGGAAAAACGGAAAGCAGCTTTATACATGGAGAAAATACGCATCCATGCCGGATGGCTCTGATATGAGTGATAGCCCAGATTATGTAAAACTTCTGGACAGCACCGAAAGTCCCATACTGGACAGTACCGGGGATGAAATCTATACAGTCACAGAAGCAATCTATGTTGGAATTGCGGATAATAAAACTACAGAAACACCGTCTGATAATCCGAAAGATTACATTTGGAGCCGTTTTCGCGGCGAAGACGGAGCGGATGGAATTGGCATTCCGGGAGAGAACGGAGAAACTTCTTACATCCATACCGCTTATGCAAATAGTATTGACGGAACTGTGGATTTTTCCACAACTGATACAGATAGAATTTACATTGGTCATTATTCCGATTTTGAAAAGACGGACAGTGCAGACCCAGCGAAATATACATGGGCGAGAATGCGTGGAGAAGACGGGCCTCCAGGAAGAACGTATTACCTGAGAGCCAACGCAGGAGTCCTGATGATGGGACAGGATAAGAAAATAACTCCTAATCCATTCAAGGTTCATGCGTATTACAGAGATGGACAGGGTGACGAAGCAACTTTTAAAACCTGGTGGGTAGTAGAATACAGCAAAGATTCCGGAAAAACATGGACAAAACTGGCCTTTAATGTACAGACCAGTGGAATAACTATTAATCCAGAGAGCTATTCTCTTGGTGCTGACGGAATGATACGTGCAACAATTTATACGGATTCCGGAAGAACTAAAATCGCCGATCAGCAGACATGGCAGGTTGCTGTTGACGTTGGCATGCTTACGCAGGAGCAGATTGTTGAGATATTGTCCAATGGCGGAGAATTTAAAGGCCTCTACTATCTGAATGGACATCTGTACATCAGTTTAGACGCATTGATGGGAAACGCCGCAATTCTAGGTGGAACCAAAAACGGCAACGGATACCTAAAGATTAAAGATAAAAAAGGCACCGTGAAGGGACTGATAGATTACTCAGGCTACACTGCATTTACAAGCTATGAAGAAAATTCTACGCGCATGAAATATACAGGAATTTGTTTTTCAGATACTGGAATAAATCCTGTTAGTGCCGAGAAATACTTTAGCAGCACTGCGGACATTGAATACGTTGAAACGGCGTGGGGAATCGACTGGACTGCCGAAGAGCTTAATATTAGTGCAACAGAAGTATCGGCTGATACCGGTACATTTGGAGATTTAACTGTTACTAATTCTGCATCTTTCACAAAATCACCAAAGATAGAAGACATGGAGTATACGACATCATCAAATACTATTTGTTGGGATGGACGTACAGGATACAAACAGCTGATGCTGAAATCTTCATCCTCGAAACGCTATAAAGATATTGGAAATGATATTTCAGAGCAAGAAATTGAAGAATGGTACAATATCAAACCACTTTGGGCGAAATATAAAGAGGGATATCTAGTTAAAGGGGACGAGAATGAAGGAAGATATATCCCGATGTTTATTGCTGAGAATGTAGAAGCATTCTTTCCAGAAGCTACTCGGCATCAAAACGGACTTGTTGAGGACTGGAGCGAACGTATCATGATACCAGCAATGTTTGCAATGATAAAAAGCCAGAAAAAACAGCTTGACCGACAGAAAGAATTAATTAATCAGCTCTATGAAAAGTTCAATATAGAAAAGGAGAATTAATATGGCAAAATTTAATGAGTACACACAGAAAGCAACACCGGAAGATGCAGATACACTGATGATTTACGATGCGGCGGCGAAGGCAAACAAGCTTTCACCGTTCAGTGGAATCTGGAACTGGATCGTTGGGAAACTGACCAATGCGGTCATCAGCAATTTGCAGACAAATAACCAGACGATGATTGGGGCGATTAATGAATTAAAAAGCAACACCTCAAAGCTTGCCTTGAAAGAAAACGTGACCAATATACAGGCTTTGATAAGCAAAGCTTCATCTGGCACGTACATTCTGTTCCACCTCTCTGGTGCTAACTATGCAGGGAATGATCTTCCTATTGGTGAGAAATATAAATATGGATCTGGAATTATTTTTTACCGTAATTCAAATTCATGCAAAATCGTATTATTTCCGGAAGAAATGAAGCCAGTCTGGAAAATGGCTAATTGGGCAAAATGGAAAGACTTCGCAAATAATATAGTCGATTAACAGTAGCTAATTCTTGGTCTTCCCATTTAGTTGATTAAGAAACTTTGAAAATTTCATAAAAAGGAGTTGATAGAATTGGAGATTAAAGGAATTGACGTATCATCGTGGCAAGGGAAACCGGATTGGGCAAAAGTATCAAAATCTGGAGTTAAGTTTGCAATATTAAGAATCCATCAGAAATCTGGAATTGACGAATCATTCGAACACAACTACAAGGGCTGTAAATCCAATGGAATTCTTATTGGTGGATATAAGTACAGCTATGCTTTAACATCGGCACAAGCTATCGAGGAAGCTGAGAACGTAATTTCTGTTCTTGGTGGACGTGGACTTGACTTTCCAGTATTCTACGATCTGGAATGGGCACAACAAAGAAGTCTTGGGAAACAGGCTATTGAGAATATTGCAGTAGCGTTTCTGACCAGAATCAAGAAAGCTGGTTATAAGGCCGGTATCTACTGTAATCTGGACTGGTATAATAACGTTCTGTCAGATGCTTTGAAGCAGTATGATTGTTGGATTGCCAACTATCCAAAAAAAGGACTGGATAACGGAACATTACAAGAACGGTTGAGAGTTCCGGTTGGTGTAGGCTGGCAGTATTCCAGCAAAGGGAAAGTATCCGGAATCAGCGGAAATGTTGATATGGATGTGTTCTACAAGGACTATAGAGGAACAACACAGAAAGGAGAAACAAAAATGGTAAAAATCAGTAACTGCGGACATGATGAGAACGGAAGGTATGCAGGTGGGAAAGCAGGAGATCAGACTGGTACAGAATATCGGATCATGAATTGGTATAGTAGACCGTGGCTCTGTGTCCTAAGATTCAATGACGCCAAAATCGCAACCATGATTGCAGACATGGCGACAAAAGCGGCACAGAACAATCTCATCGGATACGATCAGGGCACTGCCGGAAACAGCAATGACCGGTATTCGTTCTGGCGGCACTTAAAGGCAAGCAACTACGATCCGGCGCAGATCACGGTAGCTTGCGAATCTGATTGCAGCGCAAGTACAGCAGCTATCGTCAAGGGAGCTGGGTATCGCTTAAATAACGCAAGACTCAAAGCGGTCAGCATCTATCTGACGACACGAAACATGAGAGCTGCAATGAAGATTGCCGGTGCGAAAGTACTGACGGATAGAAAGTATCTGACATCCGGTGACTATCTAAAGGCAGGAGATATCCTCCTGAATGATAACCACCACGTGGCTATCGCTGTTACCACTGGCGCAAAAGCAAGTACGCTTTCAACGCCAACTATTCTGTCTAAAACTCCGAAGTGGGTGGGAAAGGTGACTGCAAATACACTTAATGTCCGCACATGGGCAGGAACAGAGTATGCACAGCTTAAAAGCTATCCTACACTTGCAAAAGGCAATTTAGTTGATGTATGCGATACCATTAAAGCCAAAGATGGAGCATCTTGGTACTATATCCGCATTGCCGGAAAATATTTTGGATTTGTTTCTGCAAAATACATCAAAAAGGTATAAAACTTAAGCCCCTTGGAGGTTACTCCTTGGGGCTGTTTTTTACATATTGTATCAAATTCGTGTTGCATTTCGTGTTGCATAGTTCTTCTTTTTTATGCCCAAAATGGCAAAATAACATATTTTATGAGCTAATTTGAAATTGCCGAAACCATTGAAAACACTACGTTCTTTGCGAGAACCAGTGAATACAAGATTTTCATAAAAATGCGGATGACAGGACTTGAACCTGCAAGAAAAATCCTAATATACGCTATTTTTCAGCACTTTCTTTTTTTGTGTTGCATTCCGTGTTGCATAGCTTTGAAAAATAATCATTCCCAATTTCATTCATCTCTTTTTCTCGATCAACCAGAACGTGCCGATATACATTTTTTAATGTGGTATCATCCTCCCAACCGCCGCGCTGCATAATATATACATCTGGAATTCCAAGAGTATGCAACTCAGATGCGCAATAATGACGCAAATCATGGAATCGAAAATGATGAATCTGATTGTCATCTAACAGATCTGAAAATCTGTCGGATATTTGCGATGGGTTCAAATTTGTTATTTTCCCATGTATTCCTTTTAATTTATCTGCAACAAAATCTGGATATGAAATGAATCTGTCACCAGCAAAAGATTTTGGTCTTTTGATAACCCAACCATGAGAATCATTCATAACCATAGCATATTCGACATGTACTATGTTCTGCTTGATATGATCAGAATTAAGCGCACAGATTTCTGACCGCCTCATCGGACCGAACGCTGCCAGAAGAACAGGTATCTCTAATTCACTACCTACAGTACATTCAATTACCTTTTTGACTTCGGCAGATGTAGGTACATAGATTTTCGGTCTTACCTTTTTAGGTAAGGAAGTTCTTAAGATGAAATCCGAACGATAAGTCTTCAAGACAGTAGAAAGAAAGCCATGCATATTGTACACAGTTTTTGGCGAATGAGTAAGTGCTTCACGATTCATTTCAGCTTGAACATCCTCTTGAGTGATTTCCATTATATTTAATGACATAAGTTTAGCCATGTCTCTTTTGACAGATCGCTTATATTCTCTAATAGTTCCAGGGGATAAAACACCTGTTCTGCTTTCTATGTATTTATTACATGCCTCTTTTAATGTCATATCTTCTGGTGGAACATATCGCGCAGTCAATACTTCACTTTCTTTTTTTGCTGCCCATTCGGCAGCCATTTGCTCACAGATTCGCTTCCCTTTTTTGCTAGGATCTGAACATGTAAAAGATTTATAAACCCTTTTCTTTTTGATAGTCCCGTCTGATAACGGGATTTCTTCGATGTGACTGAATACCTGACATCTCCATGAGCCAGATGGCAGTTTTTTTGCAGTTGCCATTTCTTTTCCTCCTTATTAACCGAACAAACTTTCTGACTTGTCCGAACACACCGAAGATGATACAATATGACTTGTCAGGCGATACGTTTCACTTCGTTATGCTTTGCGGAACGTAAAAATATTTTTCTTTTTTTTAAAAACCGGTTCCCGTTGGTAGCAGGAGCCGGTTCTTTTTATAAAAGTTCTGATTTTTTCTGGTCAAATTCTTCTTGAGTAATAATACCGTTATCTAAAAGCTCTTTGTAATCCTTCAGTAGTTCAACGGATGTTTTCTGATTTCGAACATTTTCAACAGCATCAGAGCTTTTGGAAATATTGAAACTCTTTAACTGCATATCTATATTTGAACTACAGCGGAATCCAATAATATTTATTTGATTGGTTTCGATATTCCGCATTTTCATAGATGCATAAGAATCCACTTCAATGTTATCACTTGTTGTGGTAGCAGTTCCAGTAGTAGTGGAATTATTCTTTCCTTTGGTTTTCTTTCCAGTTCCAACAGCTGCACCGACTATAGTTCCAACTCCCGGAGCAATAGCGGTTCCAACAACGGCTCCTGCTAAATGCCCTCTTCGTTTCGTTTTTTCTTTACTTTTCCCTTTAGTGTGAGATGTTGTAGTTGTCTTTTCTACTGTTCTGTATTCCGGCCCGTTCCATTCATAGTCGAAAAGTTCATATTTGGTTGGAGCATCTGACACTGTAACAGACCCATCTTTCCATTGCTTCAAATCAAATCTTGCGTGTTTGGAACCAAGCTCAAAATCCTCCTTACCGGATATAACTCTCAGATTCAATACTCGAACAGGTTTTTCTACAACCGCTGGCTGGGTTGCTACGGAATTATTTGATATTGCAGGTTTTTGAACCTTATTTTTAATAGACAGCAAAAGTGCAAAAATAAGATACAAAACAGCAATTCCAAATGTCTCAAGTACAACAACGACCATAATATTGTCCGATGAAAGATCGTTTGAACTCATCAAAGCCACAATCATCAGCACAATGAATGCAGTCCAAATAATCATCAACACATTTCGTATCTTTTTCATAGTTTCCCCCTTTGACACGATTACTCAAAATTTTCGATATAATTCTTATATAGATTCCTTATTTTTGCAGCCTCCCTCTGCCTGATCGGAACGATATCCCCTGATATCATTTCGAAATGATCTGACGCATCTTTGATTTCATCCATGTTTACGATGTAGCTCTGATGACAACGGAGAAATCTTCCGTCAAGGCGAGGCTCTATATCTGACAGCTTTCCACGTGCTACATGAATAACGCCGCAAGTACAGTGGACGAGAATTGATTTATTTCGGCTTTCTATGTATTCGATATGCCGGAATTCTACCCGGTGGAAGTGGTCTCGGTTTTTGATAGTTAAGGCTTTCTCTCGGATATCTTCCAACGTGTGCGCTACGACAGAAAACATGCGTCCATGTTCAGAACCTTTGATGATGTAATGCACTGGTAAGACGTCTAATGCGTCAAATACATAGTTTTTATATGCTGTCCAGAAGGCAATGTTGCCATTATATCCATTTTTCCTGAGCTGCTTTGCGACATTTATGCCATTCTCATTATTTAGGACCACATCCAGCACGACTATATCGTACCATTGACCGTCTGCTATATCATCAATCAGCGGCTTCCCACTACTATAAGTGTTTAGCGTGTAGCTCTTGTCTCCACACTTTTTCAAAAACTCATCAACATGAGCCTTAAAAAAATCAATCTGCAAAGGATTATCGTCACAAATCGCAATTTTCATTCAAATCATTCCCTTATGGGCGTTGTTTTCGCCATTTGCAAAAAAAAGTGTTTAAATATGTTATTTTTATTATAACATCGTTAAATTTAGTTGTAAATAGACATTTTTAGGTGATTTGTAAAATGAAAATAATCAAAAATATACTAATTATAATAGGAGCTGTGCTTTTGCTTAATTACATTGTTTGTTTACCAATGTGCGTAGACGATTATATCCGCGAAGAGTCAGAAGTGTATTCTGTCCAAAATGCGTACAGATCTTCTACCCTACATAAGAATAGCGCCCATAAAATAAAGCAGAGCATGCCGCCGTTTTTATTCGCCCTGCCACTAAACAGAAAAGACTATATCTTTGATGTTACGAATAATTTCTATGCAATCATAAACATATCGGTGTATATCTGGCAGTTTCCAAGGGCAAACATTAGTGATATAATAGCAAAAAATGAACGAATGTTCGGTTATATTTCCCACAAACCGCACATATACTGTAATGTAGGTGGTAATTGCAATAGGGAGGGTTATTTATGGATTATAAGAAAGAGATTATTGAGATGGTTGAAAAATGCACGAATAATCATTGGATAGAAGTGATTTATATATTTGTGAAAAGGCTAATCGGATAACATTAAAAAAGACAAGGGTTTGCGCATTGCCCTTGTCTTTCTTTTTACTTATTAGCAATCATGTCAATAAGTTTTTCTAAATTGTCCCATCCCTCATCATCCAATCTGGCTAATGCAGACACGAGACGGTGTCGGAAAGAATCTTCTCCAGATTTCATTACGTCTGCAAGCATGGCAGAAATTTGTTTGTCTTTAATTCCGGGTACAAACATATCTCCGTTTCCAGTTCTGAGCCATTCTTCGTTTACGTTAAATTCTCTGCAAACATCATCAATAGTCCGATCTGACGGAACCTTGCTTCCCATTTCAATTTGCGCTACAAAATTCCTACTTATCTTTAGTTTGTCTGCAAATTCTTGCTGAGTTACGTTTAATTCTTTTCGCAACTCTTTAAACCTGTCTTTCAATTTAATTCCTCCTTTCTGAAAATATAATATCATAAAATGTTTACAAAGTCAACAAGAAGGTATTGACAAATGTTGCCCGAGGGACTATACTGTGTTTACAAGGTAAACAAAGGAGGTGGAAAAAATATGAAACGCCATCCGATTATGGAATATGTGATTCCAGCAATTGTAGCAAGCGTGGCAACAGTTTTAATCCGTTTAGTGCTAGGGTGGTAAGAATCGAAACAATAATCGGAATAGCCACATCTTTCAATAACAACTTTTTAAATTCATGTTTTCTTTCAGCAATATAAGATTTTCCCTGTTCGGAAATCGCAATAGAGAGGGTTTTTCCTTTTACGTATCTGACCTGACCGTCTTGATTAATTCTAGGAAAAGATTCTCTATTAACAGAAATTAATTTTTCTTCTTCAAGAAAACTGGAAATTTTGATTTCATTTTCCGAAAGAGAAGAATATTCAATTTTTTCTTTGCTTGAAAGATATTTCAAGAAATTAAATTGTTCTTTATTGAGATACACAATATCACCTCCCGTCTACTGGGAGTATATCACAAGAAAAGAGGTGAGTATATGTCAGAAAAAGAAAAAAGAATCGTTGAAAAGCTGAAAGAAGTGATTCCTAATATGTCAGAATTTGACAAGGGATACATTCTCGGTAAGACGGAAAGTTTTTCTGAGAATAATCTGGAGCAAAAATCAGATAAGAAAGAAGCTGTAACTTCACAGTAATTAAAGAGGAGGAAGAAAATGAAAAAATTTGAATTAACATCAGAAACCAAAATTAACATTTTCGGAAAGAAACTTTTCCGAATCAAAGCACTCATTTCATTTGGGGATGTAGAAGCCGGAGAAACTGGCGGATGGGTAGAAAAAGAAGGAAATGTAAGCCAGTCCGGCGATGCATGGGTGTACGGCGATGCAATGGTGTCCGGCGATGCAATGGTGTACGGC